ACGCGACGACACGCATCACGGCCAAGAGTACGTGCTAAAGAGCGAGGCCGATGCAGAGATTGCGCGGGCTCGGGCTGGTGCGCTTGAGGAGGCGGTGAAGTGCGTCGAGAGCGTCACACCTTCGGAGCCGAATTGCGTTTGGGAGGCAGCGTACAAGCACGTTGCCGATGAGCATGCGGCAAAGATTCGTGCGCTGGCTGCGGGGGTGCGGTGATGGAAGACGAACTGAACGAACTGAAGCAGAAATTTAAACTTGTCTGCCTCAAGTGCGGAAGTGACGACGTTGCAATCAGCGTTGAAGAAGGTATCAACTATGGCGGACAGACTGGCTACCAACCGGGAACCGTTTCAATCGGATGCAATGCTTGCAAGGAAAACGATTTTTGGGTGTCGATATGAAACGCAAAAAAGGCTCAGACCGCCGCAAGCAGAGAGAGCAGTTCTAAGCCAGGTTAGCAGGCACCGGATTCGGCCACTCCAGCCGATCCGGATAGACGGGTTCGACAGCAGTACACGACGAGAGCAGTATGACGACAAACACCAAGCAGGAGCGAATCATGGATATGTACCTCGAAATGGACGACATGAGCGACTGGGCCAATTCAGAGCGTGAGCGCCGCATGAGGCAGGCTGTTGAGAAGGTTGACGGCATCAGTGACCGACTCGACCTTGAACACCGGGCCTCGCCAGCTGGCGAAGAAGTCTGTTTGCAGGTCAGTGAGTTTGCGAGCTGAAGGCGCCTTTTTCCCGTCCTTCACTTCGATCAGGTAGTTGGCGCCACGCCAGCAGATCAGCAGATCCACAGGCAGCTTGATGTTCCACACACCGGCGCCCATATCCTCCAGGGCCTTGACGATCTCGACCTGATTGGCGTCGGCCCTTGCAGCCCTACGCACGCGAGTTCCACTCCACAGAGCGCGTCTCGTACCCATCCCAGTAGCCACGGCGCTCTTCGCTCATCTCACCAAGCGGACGACCTGGCGAGTACACGCCATCCTTCTTGTCCTTCCAGGCGTCTCGCTCGCCCTGCATGAAACCCTTGGCGTACTTGTCAAGATGCGACGGCATGGGCCTTCTCCTTGCGAGCCTTCTTGCGCTTGAGCACCATCAGCTCGATCTTGTTGGACTGAGCCTCGGGCACCACATCGCCCCACGCGCTGACCGCTTGCTTGGTGATGCCGAGCACGGCCGCGAGCTGGCGATTGCTGGTGGTATTGGTGAGTTGCTTGGCTTCGTCGAGTGTCATGCGCGAATTGTGTGGGTGCGCCAGATAAAAGTCAAGCGGGGTTGATTTATTTGTCAAACTGGGTTGACTAGTTGAATGCGCTTCGGTACAGTGGGTGCCTTCACAACACGGAGCATCAATGAACCCCGGAATCCACGACCTAACCGACGAGCAGTACCACGCAGACCCCTGCCCGTCGCCGAGCCTGTCCAACTCGATCATCAAGGTGCTGCTGAGCAAGTCGCCGCTGCATGCGTGGCATGCGCACCCGCGACTCAATCCGAAGTACCAGGCGTTTGACAGCGACCGCTTCGACCTGGGTACTGCCACACACGCCATGCTGCTGACCGACACCGCCAAGCTGTGTGTGATCGACGCGCCGGACTGGCGTACCAAGGCAGCCAAGGAGCAGCGAGAAGTGGCTCGCGCAAACGGCATGACGGTCTTGCTGGCGCACCAGGAGCGCAAGGCGCGTGAGATGCTGGACGTGGCGCGCGAGTTCATTTCGGCAAGCCCGCTGCTGGCACCCGCGTTCGCATCAGGCGACTCCGAGCGCACGATGGTCTGGAAGTTCGCCGACCGCATCTACTGCCGCGCCAAGTACGACAAGTTCAGCGCGGCCGACAACCTGATGATCGACTACAAGACCAGCAGCTCACCCAACCCCGAGGCGTTCATGCGCAGCAGCATGCTGGACTTCGGCTATGACACGCAAAGCGAGTTCTACTGCCAGGGTGTCGAGTCGATCACGGGCAGGCGGCCGCGCTTCGTGTTTCTCGTGCAAGAGGACTCGGCGCCGTACTCGTGCTACATCGTCGAGGCGGGCCCCAGCATGCAGGCACTGGCCGAGCACAAGGTCACGCGCGCTCAGGCGCTGTGGAATCACTGCCTCAAGCGCGATGAGTGGCCGGGCTACATCGGGCCGCATGACATCTACACCGCAGAGGCCCCGGCTTGGGCCATTCAACAAGAGGAAATGACGCCATGACTGACACCACCAAAGACACCACCAAGCAAGATTTCGATGCCCTGTGCGCCCGCCTGAGCCTGGAGGCCGGCGAGCAGCAGCAGACCATCCACCGCATCGGCTTCGTGTTCTACCAGGCCGGCCGCAAAGACGGCCTGATCGACGCGCGCCGTGTGCTCGACGACGTGGCCGAGCAGGCCGAGCAGGCGTTCTCTCTGCCGCTGGAGAGCCCGCAGATCAGTCTCGGGAGCTTGCTTCGACGGGAGGATGCTGAGGCTGCCTCTAAGGGTGACGAGGCCACCCTTCCCGGAGAAGAGGTTTTGCCCACTGAGAATTCTGGAGCAGCACCGTGAGCGCCCTGTTTCGACCGGCCATCCGGGAGAACGTCAACCTGCTGATCGGTCTGGCGGGTGGGACAGGCTCTGGCAAGACGCGTTCAGCCATGCGTTTGGCTTCGGGTATCTCGGGTGACAAGCCCTTCGCCGTGATCGACACCGAGGCTGGCCGTGCCAAGCACTACGCGGACGATTTCAAGTTCGACGTGTGTGACCTTCGGCCTCCGTTTCGTCCTGAGGCGTACACCGAGGCCATCCTGGCTGCCGACGCTGCCGGATACCCGGCTATCGTGGTGGACTCGATGAGTCACGTCTGGGCTGGTGACGGCGGCGTGCTCGACTGGCAGGAGGAAGAGCTTGACCGCATGGCAGGCGACGACTGGAAAAAGCGTGAGGCTTGCAAGATGGCGGCGTGGATCAAGCCCAAGCTGTCGCACAAGGAGATGGTGCAAAAGCTGCTGCAGGTGCGCTCGCATCTGATCCTGTGCTTTCGAGCAGAGGAAAAGGTCGAGATGGTGCGCGAGAACGGCAAGACCCTCATCGTTCCAAAGAAGACCCTGACCGGCAAAGACGGCTGGGTGCCGGTGAGCGAGAAGAATCTGCCCTTCGAGCTGACGGCCAGTTTCCTGCTGCTCTCCAAAGAGCCTGGTATCCCGCACCCGATCAAGCTGCAGGAGCAGCACAAGGCGCTATTCCCAGATGGGCACCACATCGACGAAGAGGCGGGCCGGCGCATCGCTGAGTGGGCTCGTGGCGGCAAGGCGCCTGATGCCCCAATCGACACCACGGTAGCCGACTGGTGCGCCTACATCGACGAGGCAACGACCGTTGAAGAGGCCACCGCGTCGCGAGACAAGGCCAAGGCGGATTGCATAGCAAAAGACAACCTAGCGGCATACCAAAAGATCGTCGCCTTCTACAAAACCAAGGCACTCAAACTGAAGGAAAAGGCATGAGCGACAAGAAATACGACAACAGCGGCATCTTGTTCAAGAATGACCGCAAAGAGCAGCCGAACCATCCGGACTACCAGGGAAACATCACGGTTGATGGCGTTGAATACTGGCTGTCTGGATGGAAGAAAGAGGGCAGCAAGGGGCCGTTCCTGAGCCTGTCTGTGAAGCCGAAAGAGCAGGCCGAATCGAAGCCAAAAAGTCGCATCCCTGTGCCGCCAGCTCGTGGCAAAGGCCAGTCAGGCTTCGACGACATGGACGACGACATTCCCTTCTGACCATGTTCGTCGAGACACCTTGCTACCGCACGACCGACATGGAGGCGTCTATTCGGCTACTGGCTGAGCGGCACTCCCATGTTCTGGTCAACAACTCGCGCGTGTGCGCGAACCGCATCCCGATCAAGGAGCGCAACCTCGACGACGTCTTCCTATGGCGCTACTACCCCTGGAACTCGGTTGGCCGGCATCACCTGGAGCAGTGGAAGAAGCATGGCGGCGTGCTGGTGGACTACACACAGAAGATCCAGCACATCATCGACTACCGTGAGCGGCGAGGCGACATGACTTGCGGCGGCTACCTGTTTGTCGAGGCGCCCATCAGCCGCGTGCAGGTCGAGACGTGGACGAGCCAAGTGACCGGCGAGATCGTGATCCACCAGCCTCCAAACTGGAAGAACCACATCAAGACCGTGACGCGCGGGTACGAAACGGGCGATACAGCGGTGGACGTTTACAACATGCTGTGCGAGCGCCAACTGCGCGACAGAACGCCGATGGAGCGTGCGTGCGCCAGGTTTCTGTGCATCGAGGATCTGCCCTATCAGGTCATCGACAAGAAGGAGCTGCAGGAGATGACGGGCCTGGATGCGGTGGCGTCAAGCAAGGTGTTTCGCAAGATCCGCTGGCAGGTGGCAACCAGCCGCTTCGACATGATCTCGCCCATCATCCCGCGCGTGAGGCCCGACGAGCCGGCCATGCGGGCCGTCTACGACGTGATCGTGCAGCAGCCTGATCTGGGAATGGGCCGTCGTGCACTCACTCGCAAGCGGGCCTATGAGGTAGCTCGAAACTACCGGGGCATCATCAAGCGCCTGGACATCGAGGGATACATCGAGAAGTGCAACAACCTGCACGTCATCGTGATCGACCCCAAGCGCAAGCCCAGGCCGCAGTCGATCAATCGCGCGGTGCGCTCGATTCGAGCAGAGTTGCAGGTACTGTCTGACTGGGTAGATGGCCTGCCAGACTATTTGAGGGCCCCACTTCCAGAGTCAGCGTGGCACGCATCGCTCGGTGCCTTGGCGCATGCTGACGGTACAGCTCGTTGAGCTCGTGCAGGATTCCTGCGTCTCCTGAGTCGCGCGAGGCGTCCTGACCAGCGCCGCGCAGCGCAATGGCGGCTTTGAGCTTGACGTCAGCCAATGCAGCCGACTCGCCGTGATCCATCGTGGCAAGCTCTTCGATGGTTTCCAGGCCGATCAACTTGCCGCTGAGCGTGCGTGCCTCCAGCTCGTTGCTGAACTGCTCGCGCGTCATGGCCTCGTACTCGGGCGACACCTTGACCTTCTCGATGGCGACCGCGAAGGCTTGCAGGGTGGGGGACGCCTTGATGCAACGCTGCATCTCCCGGTAGGAGCAGCCGAGATGGTGGGCAGCACGGATCACATCGCCGCGCGTGTCGGCCAGGATTTCCTTGATGGCTTCCTCAGACAGCGTTTCGATCTGGGTGATGTTACGAGTCATGGTTTACACCTAGTTTTCCCACAATTTCCCACTTTTCCCCACAAAACCCCACTTTTTGACACTCGGTTTCCCACCCGCGTCACATTTCCAGGCCATCAGCGTACCCGAGAGCCTTCAGTTTAGGTAGCTGCTTGACCATGCGTCCGTTGCCGATGTCGGTGCGGTAGAACGCGCTGTTGGGTATCTTGACCTTCTTGATGGCGCTGTAGGCCGAGCGCCGGGCCCCGCTGATGGTCGATCCTGTGCCGGTACACACGAGCACGTAGTCTCCCGACGTGACCCAGTGAGGGATGGTGACCACCTTGCCGTCGATCTCGACTGGAGCCTCGCCCATCATGATCTCGCTGGGGTGAATGTGCTCCATGTCCTCGGCTGCGTGGTAGACCGGGATTCCGGACACTTCCTTGTTGGTGAGCTTGGAGTACGGAAAGTCAGGCAGGGCCATCACGACGCTGATACTGACCTCGTTCTCGTTGAAGTCGATGGTGTCTTTTCCGTTGAGAAGGTCAACCATCCACTGAGCTGGATCCCCCTTCATTTGGGAAATGATGTTGTGCCTGAGAGGCCACCCATCTCGCATGGTCCACTCCATCGGCCATGGACGACCATCGTCAGTGATGATGACGTTCGAGTCGCAGTACCCGGTGTACCCAATCTTTTTCAGGTGCTCTCCAACAGGGAGCAAGGCTTCATCAGCAAGTTTGCTTTTCTTGACGGGTCGGCACAACGTCCCCATCTCTCCTGTGGCAACGCCAAGGTCGCCATTCATGAGCTTTTTGTTCTCCCAGTTTTCATAGAGCCATTCGCTCCATCCTCCTGGCCCAAACCACCCGCCAACTGCCATCTCGATTCCCTTCTTCTTTTCTTGAAGAATGAACCCCTCTGATTTGGCTGCTCGGCGCAGATCGTCTCGCCCTTTCCATCGCTCCAACATATAGACAAGGTCAGCCGGGTTGTCTGCCACGTAGGACAGCGCCTTGTTGGCATCTCCGCTTGGCTTGCTGACCAGCATCTCCGGGTGCTTCTTGACGAAGGCAATCGCGGCATCGTAGTCGTGGAAAGTGACGGATTCCATGATTGGTATGCCGCACTTCTTCATCACATCCTGGCCTTTCTGGCGATCCAGCTCCATCTCGGCGCCAGCCATGTTGCACCCGTAGATAGGGTAGCCCTTGAGTCGGTATGGCTCAAGCATGTCTATATAGACAACGTTGTCTGGCAAAAACACAAGGTCTGCCCAGTCAAGCCACTTCCTCTGAATGGACGAGAAATCCGTGATCTTGTTGATGATCCCGGCTCCAGCCATTCTCCTCGACCCATCCGGCCTTGGCTTGTCCCACCACAAGCACTCGTGCCCCCACTCTTGGCACCTCATTAGGAAGTCAAGGGCGTTGCTTGCGTTGTCTAGGCAAAGGATTCTCATGGTATACTTTATCAACGTTATAGCTTAATTGTACCAATGTCACGCACACCACTCAAGCCGGAAGCAAGATTTTGGAGAATGGTCGATACCAGAAACACCAGGGGGTGCTGGGAGTGGACTGGCGCCAAAAACGCCTACGGATACGGAGCCTTCAATGCTGGACCAGACTTTGATCGTAAGGTCATGGCTGCCCATAGGTTTTCATGGATCATTCATCATGGCTCATCTATCCCACCCAAAATGGATATATGCCACCACTGCGACAACCCAAAATGTGTTAGGCCAGATCACCTATTCCTTGGAACAAGGCAGGACAACGTCAACGACATGATGAAGAAAGGTCGCTACGTAAAAGGGCGTAGACCATCTGGACCAGACCACTACAGCAAGATACGTGGATTTGGGAAAAAGTTGACATCCGAGCAGGCAATGGAAATACGAGCATCATCCCTGTCATGCAAGGAGCTTGCAGAAAAATATTCTGTAAGCTCATCAACGATCAGTGAGATACGGCACTTCAAAAGCTGGAGGCACTAGCTCATCGTTGCTCTTGCGGTGGTGGTGGAATCAGCCCTGCTGCCCAGGGGTTGTTATAGAGCGCCTGCGTGCCCTGCTGAAAAGTGCTCGGCGGGATCGGCTGGGTGCTCGGAATGGCCCATTTTCTCTGACCTTCAGGCGACAGCAAAACCTT